TTAGGTCCCTTGGCCCATGCCTTCAACTGCCCGCCGATAATTCGCCGTCGCTTTCTCAATCATTGACCGGCGCTCTTCCCTGGTGATGAACCCTTCTTCGCAATACTCCTCGGCAAGACACAGTAATTCATCGTACTGCTCAGGTGCGCTCATTCGTATCTTGGGATGATTGAGCAGTCGCTGCCAGGTTTCCAGCGCTTTTGCCTTTCTGTCTTCGTACATAACACAGCCCTCCGGATATAGACGGTAGAAACGGACGGTACGTATAGGGTTCAGCGCCAGTGACGAGTGGGTGGTGGGCCGTCAGCTTTTGGCCGATAGCAGACGATGCCTAACAATGATGCCAGCCGAATGAGCTCGGGATACCGTCAGCAATCGTCCAATGTAAAACCAAAGTCGTCACTGGAGACTTGAGCGGCTTCGTTAAGCCGCTGGCGCAGCGCAGCCGTTAGCTGCCTCTCCACTTCCCATGGATCCGACAGCGCGGCGAGCTGTGGCGCCAATTGAGGCGACAAGCTCATCAGCGATTGGTTGAGCGAACGTGCCGTCTCATATGCAGCCTTCTGCACGAAGCTGATCTCGACCAGTTCACCCTGCGCCTTGCGAAACTCCATCTCAGCCATCCGCGCCAGGTAATGCTCGCGATGCGCTCGTGCTTTCTGAAAGTCCGGGGTCTGCCCTTGCGCGGGATCAACGGGCGGTGGCGCAGCCATGTTAGTCGGCTCGGATTGCGCTGCGACGTGGCTGTACACATCGCGCTGAAGCCGCTCCTGTTGGTGGCGAGCAGCGACGGCAGCCTTGCTCGGGTCCGCCGTGTCGCGGATCACTGCTTCGGTGGCCAGCACGTCGACCTGCTTGCCATTGGGAGACAGGACCAGCCGCCCGTTTTCCTTAAGCCAGGTGATGTAGCTCGGTGATCGGCCGATGTGGGCAGCGAAGGCGCTCTTTGACAGGTACGTAGCTGTGCTCATAAGCCCTCCTTTTCAGCGGCTTTTCAATGAATCCTTTCAAGATTTCAGTGGATTGAAATTTCAGTAAGCTGACTGGTCTCCCACTAACACGATCCCGCGGGTTTCCGACCCCGTGCCCTTTGAAAGTCCCCAGGGTCCCCGGCGGCTTTTGCATCGCTGGCTCCATCGATGCGCGCCTGCTTTACAAACCATCCGTCGCTTGAAAGGCGCGACCGCCGACAAGACGTGTCTATCGATTAACAGATCGTGAGCGCACCGGTCTTTTCGGGTGGACTGGCATGAAAGATATGGACGATTTCCGAATCCGCTCCCGTAGTTTGATGTGCGAGCTTGATGCAACGACCAACCGGATGATGGCCATGGTGTCGGCCGGTAGGACCACCGGAGAAGAGTGGTCCCAGGCCGTTGAGGCGCAGCAGGTTGCTTTCAAATGCTGGATCACGTTTGTCCACGAAGGGTCTTTGTTACCCTCGCTTTGATCATGAGGCGGGAAGCTCACTCAACAGCCTTGCCAAGACGTCAGTTCGGGCCACTTCTGCTTCGACCAGAAGCGGCCGTAACTCATCCTCGTTGATTACTCCCGAGCGCCACAGTGACTGGCAGTATCCCGTCGCGCCATTGAAGAGCTTTTTCAGTGCAGTCTCGTCGCGGGCCTCGCCGAAGAATTCGAAATGTTGATGGGCTTTGGCTAATGCATCGGCCTTGATGATCGGCATGGTTAACTCGTGGTAAGCGTGGAATCCGATACCCATCCGTGGGTAGGACAATGGGTCAAAGTCTAGTTGAACTAGACCAAAAATCTGCCCTTCTGCTCCGTTCGACTCAGAAAATATTTCCTTCCACCAACCATGACTAACAGGCACAGACCCGATCCTTTGGAAAGACGGACATCCCTGCGCACGTTTCAGCTAGAGAGAATCCGCGAGTTCGCTAACCCGTGTAGGGGGCGGCCCTCGAGGAGGACCCGTGAAATCTGCGCCCTACCCGGCCTGCCCGGCTCATGCCTTCGGCTCGGCCTCGCTCATGTCCAGCCGCTTGGCCACCCAGCGTTCGTACAAGCCGATGGCGACGTCCGCGCCGGCCATCGCGGTCAGGCAACCCAGGGCGCCCGCAGTCCAGATCGACAGGCCCGCGCCGAACAACAACATCATCGCTGACACGCCGCAGACGATGCAGGCGCCGGACCGAAGTGCGAGGCGGCGCAGTAAGGCCCAGCCCCGTGCCCCGTCCTTGTCAGCGCGCCACATCTCGCCCGACACACCGCCAACCAGGGACAGGGCAATCACCAACCAGATCGGCATTTCTGCCAGCGCCTGTTGCTCGTTCGTCATTACCCTGCCCCTTAAACAAAAAGACCCGGCGCATTGGCCGGGTCTGGTGGTGGGTGGCCTGCCGCGCTTTGCGGTCGCACCCATCGAAGATGGCCCCTTTTTACAGCTCGATTCTGGTGGCGGCAAGACCGGTTTAATTCCATCCGGTGAATGCGTGGGTCACATCCGGTGAACGGCTGGCGAATGTCGGTGAATATCTCAACCCGGCTGGCTTTTGCTTCTGGTGTTTCGGCGGCGTCCCATGTGTCCCACCTCTCTAAAACAAGGTGGGACGTTTGAAAGCCCCGCAAATTGGGGCGCTGCCCCACCGTCCTACTTTTCTTTCTCTTTTCTCGTGTATAGAGAGAAATTTAAAAAGCACGCGTGCGCGTGAACGCGCGTACCTGTGCCCGCTACGCATACACGGGCGGGAGGCAAAACAGGTGGGACGGCGGGACAGCCCAACAAAAACGGGGACTGCGCCCGTCCCATGACTGCAAAAGCAGTAGGACGGACGCAGACCGGTGGGACGGCGTAAGCCAGAGGGGTGCCCACGATCAAGCGGCTTCCCCCAGGAGGAAGTGCTCGACCACGATGTGAGCGTCATGCAGGCGCTGGTAGTAGACGTTGCGAGTGCAGCCACTGCGCGTCAGTCGTGCGGCCAGTGGCGCGTCGGGCTGGAAGTAATGCACCTTGACCACGGTCAACAGCTCGGGGTCGAGGCGTTTCTTGACGATACGCTCGATGTCCAGAGAGGCTTCCAGCGGCACCCTGCTTCCGCGCCTTCCGCGCACCAGCTGGCCCCCGCTTTCCATCATCATCGCGACCATGTTGCCACCCGAGTAACCGGCGGCCACTTCGTCGCTGTGCAACTCCTGCGCCCATTGTTTGAGGGCCATGTCGATTGCCTTAATCATCGAAGCACGGCTCCTCGAACTCTTCCTTTTGCAGCGCAGGCGCCCTGCCCCAATGCTCGGGTTTCTTGTAGGCCCAGGGCCGCTGTCCGCTCTTGTTCAACGCCCCCAGACGGAACCGTCGCCAGCCCAGCCGGTGCAGGATCGCACCGACGCGCATTTGCTCCGGTTTGCCCCAATGACCGGGATCGAGCTTGAGCGCTTGATTCATCACCTCGCTGCCGGTGGTGGTCTCGCCGATCTGCGACTCTTCGAGCCAGGTCAGGATCGGCGTTTCCCATTCATCCACCACAAAGCGTTCGTCCTGCTCCTCGCTGAACATCGGCGCTTCCTCTCGCGTGACCCACCAGAGGTCGCCGGCCTCAAAGCAGAACACCGCTTCGGCCCACAGCTGGTCGCGGATATCGCGCAGCAACGGCACGTCGACCTTGGTACAGGCGACCGGCCAATAACGACGGTTGCCGGTGGCGTCCTTGAGGTACTCGTCCTGGTTGGTGGTGCCGACGAACACACACTGGCGTGGCACGTCCAGGGTTCTGCGGCCATAGCTTTCGCGGTAGGTGTCGGTCGACGCCGAGAAGAACTGTTTGGCCTTGGTGCTCTCGGCCTTGTTGAAGCTGTCCAGCTCGCCGAGCTCGACAATCCACTTGCCACGAATCGCCTGAAAGCCGTCCTTGTCGCCGAGGGCAAACGGTGTGTCCATGAACCACTCGCCGCCGAGCACACTCATCGCGGTCGACTTACCGGCGCCCTGTACGCCTTCGAGGATCATCACCGAGTCAGCCTTGCAGCCGGGTTTCATCACCCGCGCCACGGCCGAGATCAACCAGCGTTTGCCGACCTTGGAGGTGTAGTCGGTTTCCTTCACCCCCATGACATCGGTCAGCCAACGCTCCAGGCGCGGCACACGATCCCATTCGAGCTTTTTCAGGTACTCGCGCACTGGGTGAAACGCATGGTCGTGCGCCACGACGCTGACGGCTTCGATCACGTGCGACGACTTCACGCGCAGGTTGTACTGCTGCGCGAGCCACTTCATCACGCGCACGTCGTCGATGTCGGCCCACTCACCGGTGCCGCCGCCATAGGGCGCCGCACGCAGCTTGACGATCTTCGAGCTGAAGGCGCAGTAGCTGATTACCCCGGCCCAGCGTTCGTCGTGAGCGAGGATCAATTCGACGTTCTGCATGTGCGCGATCAGGGCGCCGCTCTCGCTGCGGGCCAATTGATCTTTCCAGCCACCGGCAGCCGGTGGGCGGACCACCGCGAGCACCTGTCGGCGAACCGCGTCGAGGCCTTCGGCGACGTGCAGGTCGTTGAAGTCGGTCCACTTGTCGTGACGCTCTACCGAAAAGATCGGCGCAACCAACTGGGCACCAACGATCAGGGCAGCGTTGCTGGCCTTCTCGTCGCCGGGGTTCCAGGCATCGCCATTGGGTTTGGTGGTCTTCCAGTCGTCATCGCGGCAGATGATCAGCGGACAGCCGGCAAAGCGTTCGCGCATGACCTTGCACACGGCCAGCAGGTTGCCGGCATCGAAGGCCACGGCCACCGCGAGCGACGTCGCCATGTGCAGGCTGGCGCCGGTGGCGTAACCCTCACAGACCAGCACCGGTTCGCCCGGTACCGGGTGCGGACCGAGCAGGTGGAACGTGCCCTCCTTCGCCATGCCGTAAGGCCAGTAGGATTTGTCGCGGCCGGTGTCTTCATGCTTGTTCGGGAAGATCACCTGCAGGCCCATGATCTGATCACGGGCGTTCTTCATTGGGACCAACACGGCACCGGTGCGTGGCGCGTAACGCACGTTGATGCCAACGATCTGTTTGCGGTCCAGGTAATCGCTGCGCCCGGTGGTCGGCATACGCTCGAACAACCCCTGCGCTCTTTTCGCGGCCCGCCGCGCAGCGTTATTCGCGATTTCGGCGGCGCGGCGCTTGGCTTCTTCCTGGCGGGCGCGCATCACTTCGCGTTCTTCCGGCGACATGCGACCGGCCTTGACCTTGATCTTCTGCGTCTCGCCCGAACGCCAGTCACCGAAGGCGCCGAAGATCAGCGTGTCGCCCTTCTCCGTGCGCTGCTCGTGGACCACGTACCAGCCGTTCTTTTCCTTGCCCTTGTCCTGCGATGTCTTGCAGCGGGTCAGCTTGCCGAACACCAGCGGTTGCGCTGGCTCAAGACCGTAATCGGCGAATTGGCCCAATACCTCATCGAGCATGCTGAATTCCCCGCTCAGAGAGGGATTGGCAACTGATGCACTGCGAGCAACCTAGTTGAGCCAGGCGGCGTGCTTCCGGGATCGGGTCGTCGCAGGCTTCACAGAACAACAAAGAATGAGCAGCGCTTTCTGCTTTGGCAGCGCTGCGCGCGGCCATGGCCTGATCGATGCGTTCCTGCACCAGATCATTGGCGAAATCGGCGATGTCAGCCACGGTCAGCACCTCGCGTCGTCTGATTGACGTAGGTGGCGCGGTTAAACAACCCCAGCAGCCCCTGAATGCCCCGGAACACCTGCAGCCGAATCGCCGCGAGTTCCTGATCAGTCACCACACCGTCGCCGATGCTCTTGGCCCAGGTCTCGGCCAGATCGGCGACCTGACGGAAGTACTCGGCGATCCCGGTAGTCAGGGTCTCAGGCATGTCATTGGTGTAAGTGTCGGCCAGCTCCTGCCAGACCGTGTCACCGACCAGCGCATGCACCGCATCGAGAATGCGGCGATCCTTAGTCAGCTCGAGGATCTCGCCGAATTCCTGAATGTTGATGGAGTGGCTCGGGTGGGTCGGCGACAGTTTGTGTTGCAGCGTGGTCGGGTTACGACCGGTCGTGGCAGCGATGGCAGCAGCGCCGCCCGGGTAATCGCGAGCGGCGTGGTACAGCGCTAAATCGAGCGGCAGGATTTCCCGCTGCGCCCGTTCCAGAGAACTGAGAGCGATACGGCTCATGGCATTAATCCTAAAAGTTGCCAGTGCCGCGCGACAGAAGTTGGTGATACATTTGCCGCGTGGTCTGGAGAGGCCCAAAGCCGGCTAGGTTCGTAAGACCAACACCGGCACCGTGCCGGGGCGAACAATCCGTTGTTCACCCCTGGCGCAACAGCTGCCAGCTCTGTGGTAAGAACGGCAGCAACACCAAGGCTTCCGAACCTTGGAAACGCGATGAAGGTCGGCGGCATGTGGCGTGCTCACCTTCTGACATCGCGACCCGACAGCATGTGGTGATGCTATTGGGAGGAACTGGGCGACCCTTGGGTCGCCTTTTTTCTGGGTTTTAAGCAGCTACAGCGGGGGTCGCTAGAGCTGGAGCTGGAGCTGGAGCTGGAAAAAGATCCGGTAAATCAGGACGCAGTTCGTGGGGTAATACTTTTCCTTCCGATGCCTTAGCAACCGAATGCACACGTTCGGTGGGAACCCGCCCCGCCCGGACCCATTTCCAGACATGCGGTTGCTTGACGCTGCAGCGGCGAGCAAGCTCCGACTGATTGTTACCGCAAATCTTGATGACCTTTTCTAAGGCCTGCCGACATAGCTCGGCGTCTTTAACGCAGTAAGTCACTGATTAAGCTCTCCCTGATGAAAACGACGAAGCGAATCTACAACCTTCGTAATAGACAAGTCAACACCCAATAGTTTAGGACGTCCTATAACCGAGGTCGTAGAATTAGCCCATGAAATACTTACCGATCGATCTCCTCCCCACGCTCTCCGATCGGCTGAAATACGCCATGGAGCAACTCAACCTCAGTCAAACTGATGTGGCGAAGCTTTCGGGATGCTCTCAAGCGACGATATTCAAAATCGTAGATGGCCAAACGCGGGAAAGCCGCAAGACAGGTGCTATAGCTCGCGGACTTAACCTTTCATTACCTTGGCTTGAGAATGGCGATATGCCGGCCAGCGTCGTTCCCATAACTCGTAGTCAGGAAAAATCACCTCGGCCCCTTATTCTTGAACCGGTATCCGCATGGGATAACGACACCCCCTTGAACGATGACGAGGTGGAGATACCACTGTTCAAGCAGGTCGAGATTTCAGCGGGGGCAGGGAGAACAGCTGTTCAGGCTGAATATGGGCGTGTGCTTCGCTTTTCCCTAGCGACACTTCGGCAGTGCGGTGTCCACCCTGCAAATGCGTTATGTGCGCCAGTCACAGGCAGAAGCCAGGAACCCTTAATACTTCACGGTGCGACGGTCGGAATAGACCGGGGCATGACCAAGATCATTGCGGACCATCTCTATGCCATTGAGCAAGAAGGGGCGTTGAGAATTAAGTTCCTGGAACGCTTGGAGGGTGGTGGACTGAAGCTCGTTAGCTATAACAGAGCTGAACATCCTGATGAATCTTATACATTTGACCAGTTCGTGGAGCAGCAAATGAAAGTTTTAGGACGTATATTTTGGTGGTCGACGATCCGCCCAGTGAATGCTCCTCCTCTGCCAAGAAACTGAAATACTAAAACCAAAGTAATTGCACTAATCTAACACCTAGGTTATTTTGCCTCACTCTCCTACCACAGTGAGGCTTCACCATGCGTGCCACCGCATCCCTACATGTCCACCCGGCATGTGTCAGTAATCGCAAATTGATCGAACAGCTGCAGCTCGCCACGGGCTGCCTGGTCGTCATTCATAACAGCAAACCTAAGCTTGTCGCCAAGTCCTGCCACCCCTCTCCTATCGATCCGAACGGCGGAGGGCATGCGGCATGATCAAGTACAAGATCGACAACCGCACCCTGCAGTTGCTCAATGCCCAGGTCAACCTGACCGAAACCTTCAACCACGTCCTGCGCACAGCACCGAAGCGTGAGTGTCTGGCATTCCGTCTTAAGGCCGAACGTGGCACCGTGGAAAGCACTTTTGTCATCGAGCTGGGCAATGAACGCCACACGCTGACTCTGCCGAACAACAAGAAGATGCACCTCAAGCTGGCCGACTTCATCGAAGAGATTGCCAACGGCCCGCTTGATCCGAGCAGCACCAACGACCTGGTGCATCGCGCGCATGCCGATCGCCAATACGGACGCTTCGACGTCCAGGACAAGCAACGGGTATTCGAGCTGATTCGTACCGGCGGTGTGCTGAGCCTCGACATGGGCTTCGATCTGCCGCTGCACGTGGCTGTTCATCGCCCGCACACCCTCTCCTGCATCACCGCCATCCTTAGCATCGGCAAAAAGAGCCCGCGTACCCGGTGTTTTACCGCGTGCGGTACCGATGTCGAGATCTACGGCAAGGTCAGCGAATCCATCAGCCAAATTGCTGCAGCGGCCACTCCTGCTGCGCATGCGGCTTAAGGAGGGCGACATGGAACGTACCCTCGCCCAAACAGCTGCTCATCTCGGCCTGACCCGGCCCAAGCTCATCGCCCGCATGCGCGAAAAGGGTCTGCTCAAGGGAAACCTGCCGGCGGACCTCGAGCGCGACGGTGATTATCTGCGGATCAACAACAGCCCATGGTACGACGTGAAATGCGGCATGCAATACAGCCAGTCGACTCGGGTCAAGCAGGCCGGCATCCACTGGCTAGCTGAGCAGTTGGACATTGATCTTCCCGCTATCCCGGCAGACCGTCGTGACGTGGCCTAG